TCAACGGGCGCAATGCACAACGGGCGCAGAGGCATAGTAGTTGCCATAAGAAGCGGAGATGTTATTATTCGCTCAAACGATGACAAGAAGCCGTTTCTTGACGGAGTTCACTATTCACCTTATAAGCTAGAAAGAAGGATTAAGTAGTGAGAACTAGTCTAGAGTTTAATGTTGAAGGCTCTACTCAGAAAGAGATTGAAGAAAAAGTAGGGCAGCAGATAAGAAAGTATCTTGGTCTAGAAGATGAACAAGAGCTTGGGTCATACGCTGACGTTGAAATAAAAGTCTTCAGTGAAGTACAAGAAAAGTATCTTGCAAAAGTTACGGTTAGGATAAAGTAATGACACAGGAAAATAAACCACGTGTTGAGGCACTGCGCGAGGCAGCAAGAATTATTGCTGGCGAGCGTGACGTTCAATACGGAGGACCAGAAGAGAACTTTGAACGCATTGCAAAGATCTGGGGAGTAATTCTTAGCACGAACATTACTCGCGAGGACGTTGCAATGATGATGGTTGGGCTTAAGGTTGCTCGCTATGCATCAAAATCCGGGTTCCAACCTGACACCTGGATTGATGTTGCAGGCTACGCAGGGTGTGGATACGAGGTAGGTCAAATTGAGGCTGAAAAAAGACAGGAAACTGCTCTCCCAAAGCAACCTTAAGACTAAAAGCCAGTATACAGTCCTTCCGTGGCTACTACAGGAGATACTTTATGACTGCACCAACATTTACTGACTGCAACGGACTCGCCGGCTTCATGAGCTTAGGGCTTGTGCAGGCTGGAATGGAAATGACAAGCCGCACAGGCACACTTAACTTTGGTAACGCAGTTGCAGAAGTTAACCGTCATCATCTAGGAAACAAGTGGAGTACATTTTTCTCAGATGACGCAAACGAGTGGCCAGTTCACAAGGTTGACGCGGTTATTGGTTGTCCACCGTGCTCCGGCTGGTCTGTCTGGTCTGGTCCTGCAAATCGCGGTCCTGATTCTGCAGCGCACGAGCACACGCGAGCCTTCATGAGGTACGCAGGACGAGTTGCGCCAAAGATTATTGCGTTTGAGTGCGTGCAACAGGCTTACACTCAAGGGCGAGAAACAATGAACAAATATCGTCTTATGGTAGAAGAGATCTCTGGTAAAAAGTATGATCTATACCACGTAAAACAAAATAATCTTCAACTTGGCGGCTTTTCATATCGCCCGCGCTACTTCTGGGTTGCAGTGCGCAAAGGAATAAAGTTTGGCGCGCAGGTTACCCAGCCACAAGAGTTTCCTAAAATTATGGACATAATCGGTGATCTTGCTCACTTGCCTCATCAGTGGGGTGAGCAGAAGTACATTGAAAAACACTCTAAGTTTACTAAGTCCTTGCGCTCAAAAAACGGCAAGGTAAACGGGCACATCGGTAAGGACACGATTCACTCGCAGAGAATTCAAGAAGTGTTTGACATTATTGGAAACGATGGCTGGCCAGGAAACGGTGATCTCGGCGGCGCGATAAAGAAGGCCGTTGAAATGAATGATGGTAAGTTTCCACAACGGTGGGTTGATATATCTGCGCGTGTCCTACGCAAGCAGTACAAGCTTGGTTTTTCTCAGCCATATCGCTGGAAGGAAGATCACTGGTGCAATGTGCTTACCGGCTCTGCGCTAGATCACGTTGTTCATCCAACCGAGCCACGACTACTAACTCACCGCGAGTGTGCTCGCATGCAGGGACTTCCTGATGACTGGGACATTGAAGGTGCTAAGGACTACTCTGCGATGCAAGCTACGTGGGGAAAGGCAGTCCCAGTGCACGCTGCTAAGTGGCTAGGAGACGCCATAGTTGCCTCTTTGAGCGGGGAACCTAACGGACCACAGGGTGAACTAATCGGAGATCGTGAATGGCTTATAGACACTGATAAAAGCTTCTCACGGCATGCAGCGAAAAAACTATACGCATGACAACGAAGGCTTATCCTCAATGTGAGAAGTGCTACCTCGAAGAGAATACGCAGTGGGAGCCAGAGTCTGTTGGAGATGACGGAAGTTTAATATCTAAGCTAACTGCGGTGACAGTCCCAGATCAACTAAAGACAGGCGAGATTAACGTCTGTGCCTCCTGTGGAGAGATCACAATTGTAGGAATATACGCGAACATGGAGCCAGACGAAGTTCAATATGACGTTGATCCTTTAAACCTGGACGACCTCAACACTGACCCATATAGCAAGGGCACCTGATATAATTTATCTACCAAATGACAAAGGACGCACAACATGCAAACATTTATGCAACAGACCGACTCGTTCGAGCGCATTGCTGCCGAGCTTGATAACAAACGCCTTCACAAGCAAACGCTAGAAGGCTGGCAGTGTTTATTAGCCTTAACTAAACTTAATCCTGCGGGCGAGTTTCGTGACCCTAAAGGCTGGGTTAATCACCCTGTCGCACACATGTGGCGCGGACACGAGGCAGTTCTAGTTTCGTATCTTGCGGCGACGTACTTCGAGTGGCGCAGTCGCGGTTTTAAGTCTACGATGCTTGGCAAGATCTACGGCACGTTTGACATTGCAGTTGAGCGTAAGCTAATTTCACCTGAGCTAGTCTTCCCTGGCTGGATGGCAGACAAAGATAAGTTCGAGCAGGTTGCGTCTACGCATCGCGTATCACTTTTACGTAAGGATTACGGTTGGTATAGTCAGTTCGGCTGGGCAGAAGACCCAGGATACCGTCCACCCCACTATCAGTACCTATGGCCTGACATTAACGGAAACCTATACTTAGGCACGTTTAACAACCTATAGCAAGGTGCTCAGTCGTCATTAGAGACACTTTCACGCCTGGGTCCATATATCTTCACGTCTAAAAAATACCGGTGTTTCCTGCGCAAACGAGCGAGACTCAAGATACAATGTATACATGCGAGATTCAAGAGCAGGCCAGTCCTTATGGTCTATATGGGAAGGTGAAGGCTATGAGCCTAAAACTACCCCTGCATACACATTCTACACCGATGCACACGTAGACATTGAAAACGAGGTTGTTCGTCGTGCACTTGCATCTGCAATTCAACGCGAAGGTTTAGTATTTTCATTAGGTAACGGATACGGATCAATCGACACTGCAACAGTGACGCAAGGCTACTGTGGCTACCTCCCAGGCGAAAGAGACTTGACAGTCTGCAATGAAGATAGAGAAACTCCGCAAGGGGATCTTGTAGACTACGCGATCTTAGCAACCTGGGTGGAGCTACAGTAAGTTGAGCAGAGCAACCACAGATCTAAGTTGGCAAAAAGAAGCGATATGCGCACTACCGCAAAATGAAAAGCTTCGTGATTACTTCTTTTCAACTGAGCCTACTGAAAAGTATCAGGCAAAGAACCTTTGCTTTTTATGTCCTGCACGACAAGACTGTTTAAAGTGGGCACTAGAACATCGGCAGATCTGGGGAATCTGGGGAGGAAAAGATGAAGGTGAAATACGTCGCGCGCTTAGCGTTTCATGGAACGGTCAGGAATCCCGTCGTCAACGATACCCTCAATGTCCTCATTGCACAGCTCGTCCTAATAAGCTAGAGACACTAGTTGTTGATACGCCTAATGGTGGACGTTGGGCAACAATGAGATTAGTTCACTGCACTGCCTGTGATTTTACCTGGCGCTCACGAACAAGTGCAAACGCAGTAGATGCATACCACGTTGAACGTAACGAAAAGCTAGAACGCCAAGCTCGTGAAAAGGCTAAGAAGAAGGAGCGTCTAGAGAAGAAACGTAAAAAGAAAGATTTGAAGAAATCCTAGACTTTTCGCTTGCTGGAGCTAACTGAAGAGCTAGATTTCCATGCTCTGCAGCAAGATCAAACTTCCCTAGATGATATGCTGCTATTGAAAGCATGTCATGTGGGGTGTAACCCCAAGCCTCGTCCTCGCATAAGTACTCTAGAGGACGCTCCTTAATATCTAGTGCAGCCTGCGCGTACTCAAGGCACTTTGTCCAATTTGATGTTTCGTAATAATACTTTGATAGATCAACTAGCGGCTCGCGGCGACCAGGCGCCTCCTCAACTGCGCGGTTTGCCCAGTACTCTGTCTTATCAGTCTCGATCTTTGAAAGATAGCGCATTGACGCAGCACGCTCTGGCGGCCACGTTGCACGAGGCAGTGCAAGATGACGCTTAAACTCAGCTGCAGCTTCCTCGTTACGTCCGTAAAAATATAACTCGCGGGCATAGTAAAATGCATTGCGGTCGTCACTTAGATCTTCCTCTACTGCAAACTTTAGCAGTGGGAGATATTGACTACGTGGCTTTGTGTTATCTGCGTGGTGATGAATCTTTAATCCTGTCCAGCCCTGTGTCTCGT